GCTCTTTTGTTTGTAATCCGGCAGTTCCAACTGGATCATCAATAAAAGTTACATGATTAGCAGCAGCGTTAGCTACGGTTACTTTACAATCGTCCATAGCGATGTGTAAACGCCCTTGCTCAGACCATACAATTTGGTCAGAAGCCATAGGCATTTCTGCTCCTACCATGCGTAAAAATCCAGAAATAGTACGATTACCGTATCTTTCTACTTCTTTTTCATACACTTCTGGTAAGAACTGTTGTGTGAAATCCATNTCTGTCAAAGAAAGGTAGTTGTCCGCAAACAAGCCTTTAGTAGGACGTGGAGTTTGATGATTCAATTGGGCACCAGTGCCCGGAAATGATCCAGCCATAATTTTTAATTTTTAGTTTTTAGTTTTTTATTTTTTTCTTATTTTCATTCGTAATTTAGAAGTATCAAGTCCATTAACAGATCTTACTGTCCAGCCGTTTGAAGTTGTAGTTTTTTCATGGCCCCGTCTCGGTTCCATATCTACGTTCTTAGCAGTAGCAGCACTAGTTTTTATAGCATCAGATTTTCCTTGCTCATAAAAATGTTTTGCAACAGCGTCAGGGTTCATGGCTGTAAATAAAGATTTGTGATAACCCAAAGCATCTGACATTTCATTTTTTTCATTCAAGAACTTCTTGACAAAATTATTAATATCACTTTGGTTTGACTTTACTCCTTTAGCGTCTTTAACATTAAAACGGTATTTTTTGTCTCCAACAGAATACTCAAAACCTTTGAAATTATCATTGAAAACGTCGTTTGTCTTGTTATTAAACGCTGTTTTTTGTTGTTCTTCAATCTTAATAGATTGTTCTTTTTCTTTATTATAGCGATTAAAAAAATCAACCGCTTTTTGTTGTTCTGGATTTAATTTAGATCCAGCTTTAATTTCTTCGTAATAGTTGCTTTTAAGTTTTTCAAGATGTTTTTTTGCTTTAGCAGCCTCTTCTTTAAATGCAATTTTAGCTTTACGTATATCTTTTGGCTCATCTAGCTCTTCGTCATATAGAAAATCTTCCATTAAAATATCTATATCTTCTTTGTCTAAATGAGGTTTAGTTGCTTGATAATACTCTTTTATTATTTGAGACTCGTTTAATGAAGAGTAATCTTTATTTAGTTTAACATAGTCCTCTAAACTTCCACCTGTTTCATTAATAAAATCTACTACCTTTTGTATATTTTCTGGCAAAGGATCACCAGTGGCTTGCGCCTCAGCAACAGCTTCTTCAACTTCTTCAGTTAGTTCTTCTGTTTTTTCTTCAACATGCTCATCTGTTATTTCTTCTAAAACAGGAGTGTCTTCTAACTCTGTTTTTTCTTCAGTAGCAACTTCTTGCTTCACTTCTTCGATAACACCTTGTTCTTCTACAGCTTCATTAATTTCGGTTTTTTCTTCTTCAGAAACAACTTCTTTTTTTACGTTGTTTAGTTTTGATAAATCTACCTTTATAGTGCCTTCGCTGTCTTGAACAACTGGCGTGTCTACTTCAATTTGCTTTTTAACTTCGTCTTTTTTAGACTGTTGTTCTTTGTTTTCTTTCATGATAAAATATTATATAATTATTATTTACTATAATCACCTAGGTTCAAAAGAACCTAAACCAAATCCACCTTGCATTACATCATTTCCAGATGATTCAAAGTTTTTTGGCGGTAAATTATCTTTTCTTTGTGCTATTAGTTGGCTTTGTTGTGATGCTTGTATTTTAGTTCTTTCGTCTTTACGGTCTTCTTTAATTTCATCTTTTGAAGAAACAACATTAGACTGCATTTCTTGAAGTTTCATGTTTATTTGAAACTCATATGCCATTAAACCTTTTTTAAGCTGTGCTTCTGTTTGTAGTTTTTGAGATTCAAAGCTTAGTTTAGCTTGCTCTAGCTGTATTTTGCTTTGAGTAAGAGCGGTTTGTTTTTGAACCTCTAACTGAGCAGCAACTTGCTGGGACTGTTGGTTAGCTTGAGCTTGAGCTTGTATGTTCTGTTGTTGCATTAGCTGATCTCGCTCTAACTTCTTTTTTCTTCTTAATTTTAATAAAGAATTTGCTAACTTTATACTTTTTACGTTTCTAATATCTATTGCATCTTCTAGATCTATAGATTTTTGAGCCAAAGCCATCTGTATATTGTTTTCTAAAACTGTTTTTTCTTCTTCATCTGGCTGTAGCTCTATAAATATACCAAAATCGTACAAATGTAATTCACTTAATTCATCTAAAGTTGCTACATTGTGAACACCTATTTGTTGTATAAAAGCGTCTCTTGTAGGTGAAAACTCTAATATATCTGATATTCTTAACGATAAGTTTTGAGCTAAGTCAGATGTTATAAACAAACCACTTGTTAATATATGCCTAGTAGCTGTATTTGAATTTGCCGCCGCTAGTTTTTGAACACCAACTAAAGCGTCTTTTGAAGGAGTTCCTCCGTCTCTAGCCTCGTTAAGACCAGTGACATCACGTATCATTTGTAGATAGTAATTATAGGTGTTTATTAATTGTGGTATTTTATTACCACCAGATCCACTTGCTATTTCTTGAATTGGTACTTTTCCAGGATTTAAGTCTCCTTCTTGTGTAAATGATCTACCTATAACAGAACCTGTTTGAAAAAACATATTCAAAGCTTCTTGAGGGTTGTAGTTTGTGCCATTGCCAAGATCAACTTCCGCTAAACCATCAGCGTCTAAGTAAACACCATCTGGCACCATACGCGATAATACTTGCTGTAGTTTTAAGTGCGTTAGTTGTATCATATCAGCAAAGCCAGTAATTCTACTTACTAAAGACTCTATTTGACCTTTATACATACGAGGCGCACAAATGCTATAGTTCATTTTAACTTTAGTAAAATCACTTTTTGGCCTTAGCATGTTTTTAGCCATTTCCCATTTAAGTAATTTATCTGTTCCTAAAACTAAAACGCCCTCATATAAGACCTCTAAAGATCTACCTATTTTTTGTATACCATATTGTTCTAGTATTTCTTCTGGCGGGTTAAATTGATCATCTTTTATTATTATCTTTTCAGCACCTGTAGATGTTTCTTTAACTTTATAAACCTCGTTCATGTAGGTTTTGTAATTAAAATATAATATCTGAACAGTGTTAGAGTCAGAATTATCATAGTTTGACATTGTTGTGTCATAAGATCCACTGCTTTGAAACGACGTCTTGCTTATGCTTTCTAAATCATCTTCACTAAGATTAGGAAACTGCTTTTTTAATTCATTTATATGAACTGACTTTATTTCACCTACATAATATATATCATCAAAATAAGGAGACTCTGTATATGAGTAAACTAAATAAGCAGGATCAACATACTCTACGACGGCGCCTTCAGATTCAGAAAATCTATTTTTTACAGCACCAATACCTAGAGTTGTTAAGTCGTAGTTAACTCTCTTTCTTGTTAAATCATATTTGTTACCATCTAGTAATACATTTATAGCTTGCTCTTCTGCAATTTCAACATTTTGCTTATATGTTAACTGCATATGCAACTCAAGTTCTTCCTTTGTTTCTGGCAATGATTCAGGTTTGTTTTCAAAAAGATTTACACCTAAGTTTTCGTTAACATATTCGTTAATTTCTTTAGTTTGTAAATCTCTTATTATAGATTCCATATAAGCAGTACGCTTACTTATACCATAAGGATCTTGAGAATATGCTTTTATGTCAAAAGTTCTTTCTGATATACCATTAACAACAATATCAACAAACTTTGGTATAATAGGAACTGGTTTCCAATCTAAATTAAGATAAGACAAATCACCATTTATAGATAATTCATCTTTATACTTTTGTATTGACTGCTCGCCTCTAGCATATAATCTTAGCCTATGAAATGTGTTTTGGTTACTTCTGTATCTATTAGCACCGTTTGTAGTTTTAAACCACTCGTCTTGTATAGCTCTACCAACTTTTAAGCCATACTCTTGAGAGGCTTTTTCTTGATCACTAGTAACTTGACTAGGAAAAAAACTTTTTACAACTGAATCAGCCATATGTTATTTTATTATTTTTGATAAACTACCGCCATTACTAAACTTAGCGATTTTTATATTTATTGGTTGTTTTTCTATTTTAGCAACAGGTCTATATAAGTGCCTATTGCAAGCCATTATAGCTAACCCAGAACTTATAGCTGCATCAAATTTTGTTCTTTTATTTATATCAAACTTAGCCCAATCACCTAGAGTTCTGTTAAAATACATATCACCATATTGTGAATCTGATTTTAATCCTACATACTTATCTATATAAGACTCAATAGCAGCAGCATGAGCTTGTTTTATATCTTCACTAGAATTTGGTATGCCACCTATTTCTTTTTCCGCAACAGACAGCTTGTTCCATATCTTATCAGGTCTATTCATTGAATAACCTCTATAACCTCTTCTTTTAAAATAATATAATAATCTAGGTTTATTATTTTCAGCTAAAAGAGGCATGCCATAAAAAACACAAGCCATTAAAACATCTTCAAAAAACATTTCTGCCGTTTGGGGTCTAGCCACGTATTCTAAAAAAAAAGAATTAGGTGGAGCATCTTCCATTGAAAACTTAGTTAAACCATGCAAAGAACCTTTAGATCCATTTCCATCAACTGTTCCTGAGATATCGTAGCTATCACAACCAAAAGCACCTATATGTTCATTACCTGGATGTTTTATACCATTTTTTAAAACTTGCTTATTTTGTAAAGAGTAATTTGGCACCCAAGTTAATTTAAATCTTCCGTTAGAGTTTGGTAAAAAACTTACCACGCTGTCTTTTACTCCGTTTTGCCATTGAAAACTTCCTGTAGAAACAACATTAGTGTTTCTTAAGTCTTCATTGTAATCTATTTGTTCGTATATTTTTACTAAATTAAATATACTGTTTTTTGTTTCGTCCCTAAAAGCATGTTCTTCAGTTCTTGGAAACTGTCTGTAAAACTCATTTAAAGCGTCTTGGTCGCCTTTTAAACCATCTGCTTCGTTGTTCCAATGCTCTACAACACCTATGTCTATTAGGTCGCCATGAGGCCCTTCAACTGG